CCGATTTTCCCTTTAGTCCCCCGAAGCTTGTTTATTTAATAAGTTCTTTATTTTAAAAATTAATCTTTTTTTATTGTATTAATTTTTTCTAAGAATTACTCTTATGTTAATTAAACTCCTTCTTCTTTTAGTGATTACATTCCGAATAAACAATGGTTAAATGATTATTACCATTCCTTAGAGTAAGTAGTTGGTTCCTTAAACCAGTAATTGGGAAACATATTTTTGCAAAATTTTGACAATAATCTGATTTGACACTCAGAGTTAATAATCCATTAAGTTATTTACTCCTTATGATATATTTCTTTTTCAATTTCATTAATCCATTGCAAACATTTTAAATCATCACTACTATTCTTTGGTAAGCTAAATACAATACCCGGCATATATTATTATAAAGATAATCTTATGGATTTAAATATACTATTTCTATATTATTCCGTCATACGGTAATATTCGGATACCTCGGGAAGTTCATTTAAAACGACTTTTTCTTCTTTACTCTCGACTTATTAATGCTTTAATTAGTGTAAATCCAAATCTAACTTAAAGTCGCTCTTATTCTCGTATATTTTTATTCCACGTTTAATTTATTAATTTATTTTAATATTTTTATTAGTAGATCCCCGTTATTGCTTTTTAATGTCTATTTTCATTTACTTACTCTTTGATACTTTATTAGTTCTATTAGTATCCTTGAATTACTATGGTTATTATTGTTATTGAAAACACATATTTTCGTAGAATCTAAAATATTTAAATTTTCTTACCACAAAAGCACAGACGTGAAAAAGATTACCTTGTTATTTGATGGATAATAAACAAGGAACATTCGATTTAAAATTTTGCATATCTTATTAATTTTAAATATAAACCATTTTAATACCAAAATCAGCACACGATTATTAGACCTTATCATGACTTAAACATTCATCTTTATGGTATGCTTTTAATACATCTACATAACTAGTTATGTCAAAGTTTTCCTATTCTGAAAAATCAATAAGTTATAATAGAGAATTTATCATACAGAATCCTGAGGGTGGAACAACTATTTTACCATTCAAATGATCATAACAAAATTTATTATTTCTGTAAACTTTACCATATTCTCTAACACTATATTACTTAATAATATTATTTGTCCATTCTTATTAATTTGTTTCTTTTATTTTGTCTATTTGACATATTTCAGGTTCATATAAAATATATTCACAATCTTCAGGTTTAATCATCCCAATAACGTAATTGTCTTTTTAGAAAAACATGTTCATTTTCTTTTATCCATTATATTAAACCTTTATTGGGTACTAATTTATCTAGAATGATTACTCGTAATTTCTAAAGAAGAATTAAAAGAAGCAATCATTATCTGCTTACCACATTTATCTTTCATATCTCGTGTATTATAATGTTGCATATTAATTATCACATATGGATCCCATGGCGGCATAAAACAAAGGATGATCCGTAAA